TCACATACTTCTATTGCCTCCTCCATGTGTGGTAATTTAATAACTAAATCAGGCTCATCAGATAAAGAGAGAAGCATTGCAACTTTCTTGATTGCATCTCTCGTCCTCTTAATTGTCCCAGTTTTATCCTCCACATCCTGATCTTGAACTGTTTGATAGAAATTCATATACCATTGTTTATATAATTCACCTGCCTCTGTATGCTGTAAAGATTTAAATGGTCCGCGTAGTTTTGATATTTCTTCAAGATGTTTAATTAAGTATTCTGTATTGGGAGGATTCTTTAAGTCATCAATGAGAGGATTTAATGTATGGGGGACTGATTCAGATATTACAAATGTTCTACCAATAAATCCACCATATACATCTTTAGCCTCCAACATACTATCAAAATGTGCTTCATTAATTCCTGCAAGAAGAGATACCGTAGGATCTTTTAAGTTAAATTGCTCTTGTTTTAGCAATGATTCCCAATCTCCTGATCTCCAAAGTCTATCAAATAAATCAGTTAGAATATCCATCGCGGCTGGATCATGAACTAATGCTGATGAAAATTCACTAGCTATAATGAATCCCGCAGATGAATCATCAATTATTCCTCCCGGTCTTGACCTGCTCTTGCTAAGTCTGGTTAGTATGCCTTGTATAGAACTACGACCACTAATGATTTTAGTATTATTTACGCTTTTAACTAACTTATGTGCAAGTGCAATGGGTGGTCCTTTTCCTACACCGGAATCTGCATAAAGAAGCACATAGATATTAGGATAGAGATTCCATGCTCCGCCCTCTAATGTCCAAACTTGATCTTTTACGATAGCACTAATTACGCATAATCCACTCCAGTAATAAAATGCTTGTGGTGGTTCTAGTTCGTCATGTTGATGGACCAAATCATCTAGCCAGGTCATTTTTTCAACGCGGCATAAAGTGGATTGGGATGACTGACTGTTTTCTCTAATACAGAGTTGAGAGGTTTAAATATAGCAATTATCGTAGCGAACTTGGGGGTTGTTGTATAACCAAACTTGAATCTTCCCTTTGGAAATCTTAATTGAACTCCTGTTCTTGTCTCATGAAGTTCTTCAATCCAAATAAAATCATGGAACCATTTTGGGGAGGTATCACATGGTAAAATAGCTACTATAGTCGCATTTTTAACATCTGATTCAAATCTAGCCTTAAATAACCATGCAGGAATATTACTATATGGAGGATTCATAAATACAATTTCATCTCTCCATGATTGAAGTAATCCATTCTCTTTTCTTGTATAGTGTCTTTCACATTTAGCATTTTCATGAGTTGAACATGGATCTAATGTGAAACGGAATTCTTCATCTAGGGGAAGAAATAGATTATCTGGTGTAGATCTTTCATCTGTCTCTCTGCTTTTTTTGCTTCTCATCTTTTCAACCCATCAATAATAGAATCAGATACAAGACTTCTAATTTCTTGCCGAATATCTTTATATCTCTCTATAGCTTCTTCCATTCCGGGTGAGATACCATTATCAACATAGACAGCAATTAATTCTGCTGTTCTTCCCCATTCAAATCCTGCTTCCATACCTCTTCTTCTTTCATCATCCTTATGATCATCTAGAATCCAACCGTATATGATATGAGATGCGAAGGGAGCTTCACCACGCGAAAGAGAATCACGCATACAAGCGCGTGCATAATTTATATTTTTTTGCATCTGTTTCTTAGTTCCGGCATAGGGAGATTCAATTATTACTCTTTTCATTTCTTCCCCTGTATTGCAGCATAGAATGCATCATTTCTTTTAAATAAGACTATGAGCTTTTCCATAACTAACTCGACTTCAATAGCCATAACATCTGTGTAATGAATTCCACTAGGAATGAAAATAGTTTTCTTGGGAGTCCAGATAAGTTTTTCAGGATCTGGATCTATAGTAAATAATGCCAGCAAATTTAGGAAATCTCTACGTATCATCTCTTTTCTCCGTCAAATCTTTTAAATCATCAAGAGTAATCTGGCATGTAGGACATTTCATATAATAAGGTGCAAAGAGTTTCTTACACCTTGGACATTTTTTGAGGTTCATTTTCTCCACTCTTTAAACTTTTGCCAGCGCAGTATCATTGCATCAGCTAATTCATCACGTTCAGCTTGTGTCCAATTGTCTGTATCAAACCCACCATCATATCCCTCAGATACATAATTACCACCATTTTCATTAGGCACGAGACCAAGAATTCCACGGTTTGCATATTCATTACGACCTGAAGATAATACAATATTATCTTTCCATTCTCCTGTTATTTTCATTATGCCACCTTCTCCAATTCAAACTTATTCAATTCCATATAATTCATACCAATCTCCAGTTCACATGGTATGATTAATTCATGACGAGGTAAACTACATGCAGAGAAATCTATAGGTCTCTCCATCTCTTTTTGAATGATAGGAGCCCATTGTCTAAGTCTTTTGCAAGGGACACAGAAGAGGAGATTATCATGAGCTTCAAGCACAATACGAATACGTGGAATAATTCCTTTAATTCGTAGACCAGCAGCTTTCGTATTATCTGTAATCGCACGTTGAGGGAGATATGCAAATGCTTTTCTGAAGAGTTCATCGCCCCACCTTTCAAAGAAAGTTCTTACTCCACCATGAGGAGCATCTATTCCATATGGTAATGGAGCTATCAGACGACGCTTTTCCTTGAGTGATTCAATTACTTCATGATGGAATACTTGTTGTATTGATGGGCATTGAGCATGAAATGTCTTCAGGTATCTTCCGGCATCTGCTTCAGTGATAGTAATATCGATTTTGTATTTGCGAGCCTGCGTATTGAGCTCGGTAGCAGCCCGTCTCTTTCCAGCTCCGAGATGACCAGCATGCCGTAAAGTTTTACCTGCGAATCGTATAGGGCTCTCATGTCCCAATACTTGTTTAGAATAATCAGATTCATTACCACCGAAAAACCAAGAAGCAGTGAGAGCATGTATATCATGTTCATCATACATCCTTAACATGTTTTCATCATTTGCAAGGAGAGCTACTACTCTTGCTTCAGCTTGGGAACTATCAGCTTGTAAGAAGATGTATCCTTCTGGTCCTGATTCATCATCTGGTTCATCAGGTATATACATGGAACGTATGTCCTGCCCTATGTCACCATGTTTGGTCATAGTCTGGAAAGCTGTTCCAAATACTTTCTTTTTCTTTTTATTATTTTCATCTCGTATTTCGATCCTAGGACGTATAGGTGGGTCCTGCTGACCAGTAGAAGTTCTTCCAGTTTCCAGGCAAGGGAAATAAGTAGTTCGCATCCGTTTATCATAATCTGGTAATGCCATGAGATACGTTCCGATTGTTTTTCTAACACGTCTGTCCTCCAGGATTAATCCTATTAGATGCTTTTTTTCTTCTTTGATTTTACTGGAATTAAGTAAGGCTGTAAGTATTTCTTCTCCAGTCCCTTTCTTACGAGGTAATTTGAGATTGTCATAGAGTAATATATCGATTTGTTTAGGAGAGGCAACATTAATCTCAGTGCCAGTGATTTGAAATAATTCATATCTCAGCCTCTCATCCCATTCAATGTATTTCTTTATTAATTTATCTCTGATAGGAATATCTACTCTAAAGCCTTGATTCTCTATATCTCCATAGAGATTAGGTAATTTCATTAAGAAGTTTTCATAGAATGGACGCATTCCTAATTCATCTAGATCTATATCCATTGCCTGATCTACTTCTATTGTGACACATGAGTCTCTAGCACAGCCAATAAGGAGATTCTCGAACGAACCTTCATACATACCCTCATCTTTATAGAATGGTTCCTCAGTATATATTGAAGTGTTGAAAGATAATCTTTTGGGTAATTCAGGATTAATAGCGAATGCCTTGAGCATGGTATCCGAAACAAGATACCGTATAATGAATCCAATGCGCTTGATCTTATCCCTATCATAGTTAAAATTCTGCCCAATAATTTCTTTCTCCCACAATAATTTTGCAAGTAAGATCCAACACTGGACCATATCAGCATCAGGTATTCCTTCCCATAATGGTATGGTTAGTCCTTCTCTTGGTGTAAATGCGAGTCCAATGCATACAGGAATACAATGCCCCCTGGCTTCAATGTCAACACTTAATCTAGAAAACTTTTTATGGCGCGATATAAAATCAGCAAACTGAGCGGAACTACGACAAACAGATAAGTTACGAATAGGGAGTCTAATATCAGAGAAATTGGATTGTTCATATGCCCTCTTAAAGTCAAACACCATTACCTGGCGATTCCAATAGTCTCTGAATTCTCCACCAGCTTGATGCAAGAGATGAGCAGGATGATATGTTGGAACTATTTTCCTGCCCATTCCTTGCATGATAGAGCCACGGTAATCTCCTATTTTCCATTTACCTGTTAATGCCCATAATGCTGTTCCTCCAAGGGAAAGTATACAATTAGGTTTAATCTGATTTATTTCTCTCTGTAAATTCTCTATTTCTTCTTGGAGATTTATCCCAGATCTTTCTGCGCGAATGGGGAATGGAATTGGTCTCTCTCCCTTTCTGTTAGGTATTACTTCATACTTACACACATTTGAAATCCAGCAGCTTTTTCTATTAATTCCACTATCCTTACAGAGACGATCTAACTCCATGCCTGATGGTCCTACAAAATTCTCTAATGCTGCTGTTTCTTTATATGACGGGGCCTCTCCTAGAATCATTAATTTGGCGCCACGAGGGCCATCTGCGGGGACGTAGATCTTATTCATTTTTGTCGAACTTTATAGCTCTTTTTAGTAGTAAAGCTACAGCCTTTCTTAGTGCAATCATCGCAGGATTTTCCCAACCCATAGGGGTGTGATCTGCAATATCCTGATTACCTTCAAGATCCCAAAGTGCGGATTTCAATTCTTTTATGGTCATGATGTCTTCTCTACATAGATACTTTCTAATTTCTCTGCTTGTGCTTCTGTTAAATCTCCATAGTATAGATGTCTCTGTATACTCTCTATGAATTTTGATTCCCAATCATTTAAATCATCACTTGCTTCTGTTATGATAGTATCTATCCATTCTTGATATACTTCACGTGGTTGGGGTTTCCAAATCACTGCCATGTTTATTCTCTTCTATCTTGCTTAGGAGCCATTCAATATCAATAGTGCTACTGAGTAGCAAATCATTCTCAGGTATAATATCTATGATTTGTCCTAGAATTGCTTGAAGTCTTATATTCTTCTCTCTAATTAATTCTATTCTGGTTTTGTCATTTCTAGGCATCATATTTTTCTTCCTTGTGTTCTTAAAAAGGCACATGCCTCTCTAATATATTCGCAGCCATGCACAGCACATTTGTCTTCATGAATATGACCAACAAGAGTTTCAATATGATCTAATATAATCTTTAGCAATTCCTTATCAGTTATCTTCTTGGTCATGAATATCATCTTCAATTACCTTAATCTTTATAGCTCTCCATCCCTTATGAACCTTTATCCCCTCTACTACTTGGTCAGGAACATCTCGTGCAATAAATTCTACTTTCATTCCTCTTTTTAACTTAGTGAAATGTAAAGTATCTGCTTTCAATGCAGTCCAATGAAAGAAGATTCGTGTAAATCTAATTGAAGGGGCACTAATGAATCCAAATCCTTTTTCAGAATCTAGATGTATAATCTTTCCTTGTATGATTTCTTCCGGCTTTTCTTCAATAGTGTTATTCATTTTAGCATACGCTTCTCTATTTATTCCCTGGTAGGGTCCAAGTGGAAGAAGATCATACATTAATCCATACAAGGGATCAAAGGGATCAAATTTCTTCATAATTTAGGGTGGCCATTTCCTGTTACAAGTATCATAGACTGAAATGACCAAAGGATCTATGACTCGCCCCGATCCGTAGAAGGAGATTATACTACGGATTAGAGATAGGAGATAGGCGTGGAATTTTCATCCATCTTATTATGTTCATTATACTTCTGGTATGCTACATTTGTAACTCCGTAGAAGTTATGAACATTTCCTGAACGGAGACCTTGTAATCCGTAACTGGGTAATGGTGGCCCATATTGGACTGCTGGTCGCCTATCATGATCGAAAATTAGTCTCCCCAAACTAGTCTGTAAATAATAAATTCAAGCATTTTTTCTCCTTTCATAGGGACTTCACCCGACAGGCCGCGTAACACGATACTGATGAGTTACCTTATTCTTACTTCTTCCATCAAAAGTATCATTGCCAATGAAAATATCAAGCTCCTGATCTACAGCATCATTGAGTTGAACTCTTTTATTGGCTTCTACGTCATCACCTGAAACTGCCTTGATGAAGTCAATGATGAACGCAGGAATCTTGCTATTGAACATCCAATTACGTTCATTGAGAGGAACTCCCTTGAAAGTTTCATCACCATTATCTGCATTATACAGAATAGTAGCTTCTACTGGATAATTAGTGGAATCTCCCTTTTTTGACGTCGCCTCACCTATTCCATTAACCTTTACATGATACCATGCAGGCTCAACAATTACTCCACTAAGGATGTCTTCTGGTGAAAATTCGATTACAGGCATGTTATTTTCCTTTGATCATTGGTTCGATTGGTTTCATTTTTTCAATGGCTGGTTTCAGGTAGGTTTCATATAATGGTTTGTCTTCAAATATGATTTCCCTTTCTAATGGTAGTGTAGTCCTTGCAAAGTCATCTCCTGTGTGAGTAGTTAGTAGCGCATATTTTCCCTCCTTTCTAAATCCCCCTCCACTAATATTGAAATGATATACTTCATCACAGTAAGCAGGAATCTTTGCAGCAATTTTCTTGGCTGCTGTTACTATGGTCCTACTCACATGAGTTTCACCATCTAATTTCTTATAATCAGCCTGGATTACATGGGCTACTAGTATTACATTGATTTTATGGTATGCTTGTATATCTTTTGTCAATGCTAGTAATTCAGATAGTGCAGCGGATTCCGCATTGAAATCTTCTAGTTCATTTACTGGAATACCTGCAATTACTTTGCCTGCTGCTGCACCTGATTGACGTGTTACTCCACCTTTAGACTTTATAGCTTGTCTAAGTATCGTATCTGCACATGAAGTGATGCTATCAATGACTATTGTTTTGTATTTACATTCAGTTCGCATTCTTTCTAACTTATTAAATCCTTTATTCCAATCATCAAGATTATTATAGTCAATTGATTTAGGATCAACTCTCCATTCGCGCATGGGAATTAGAAGGGCTGTCATCTTCTGATCCCAACTAAACCAGTATTGTGGTTTAGGAAATGATAATGCCTGAGTAGATTTACGAGTTCCAGGTTCGCCCTTAAACATACAGAATAGGCCATTCTCGTGAGATACAGTTGATAGGTTAGGCATTTTTATTTATCATCCAAATCATTTCTACAAGAAGAAGAGATACAGCAAGAGTTACCCAAATTCTCCAGCAAATAAGAAATGTTTTATTCATTCAGATGCCTTTCATGGAGTGTAGCTCGAAGCAGATTCATGAGCAATCTTGTATAGTGGGAGTTAAACGCTTCCTTAACTTCATTTTTGTCCCAACTACTTCTAGTTTCAATTTGTTGTTGGAAATTTTTTTGAAACTTTTCTAAATATTCTGTAATCATGTAAACAGCTCCCCTAGTTTATTAAGATCAGCACTATCCTTCTTCTCAATACAGTTATCACAATGTGGCTTTACCAATGTCATAGCATACTTACCCAAAGTCATAGGTTCACCACATCTATTACATTCACATAGTCTATTAGGTGCTAAATTAATATCAACATAATGTGTGCATCCTGGTTTCATACAACGGAGTACTACATAATTCTTACCAAGAGTTACACGCATGTATAGATGCAGGTGCTCTTCTTTCTTAGCCATCTTTTACTCTCAATTATGCCATGAATCTACATTAAGTTCTGCTAGTTCAGATTCTAGTTTCTTGATTGTTCCTTCTAACTCTTCTTTTTCCCTTCGTAATTCCTCTATTGCTCTTTTATCGATAATCATCTCTTGCATGATTTCTCTTAGTTTGACAATAATAATTTCTATCTTATCACTTAGATTAGTCATTTGATTATTCCCTTTCATCCCGTAATTTGTCTAACTCAATATCGTGTCGGGATTTCGCATTATGCCAACATTTACGAAACCAATCTGAGATTCTAGAATCTACCCCGTCGCCGTCATCAAAATAGTTAATGAACCAGCTTTGTTTGTAAGTTTTACCATGAATGGTGAATTCTATCTTTATATCTGCCCTGTGATCTCCCATTTTATTCTACTTTCTCTTTAGCCATCTTTTACTTCCATTTTCAGTATTTCTTCTTGTTCAACCTTGAAATAATACTGTCTTCCATTGAAGGGATCTCTATGTAGCATGGACAGTTCTTTATCATTCATACAATAGCTAATTACATAATTATAGGTTTCCCTAGATGAGTCAGCTAGTTCTAGTTTTATGGTCATCATTTCCTTAGCTTTCGGTCTGTTCAAATATCCATGACATTAATTCTTGATTACAATCATCACATACGCTAGCCATTTCAGATATACTATCAGATGGAAAATTTTTCTTGGCCTCATCTTGCTTTTCTTTTTCAGTCCAGGAGGATTCAAAAGTTCTCTTACACAGTCCACATGTAAAATATCTAGGCATCATTTAGGATCCCAAGCCTCACCCACTACGAAATTATTTCTCAATACTTCTTCTCTCATATCAGGATCAGCCTCACATACTTTAAGCATCATACATTTCCCATATTTAGTTTCACAACCTGTGAGATTAACAGGAAAATGTCCTGATTCTTCATATGAAAGAAGAGTTTTAGCCCAATAAGGAAGTGTTTCTGATTGCCATTCTAGTAATCTAGCTGCTGAGTAACATACTGGTTCGCGAATGAATTTCTTCTCAGGTGGTAGTGAAGTTTGAAATCCAATCTTATTAATGAAAGTCTTTCGCGTGCCCATAACTAGACATTGACCAGTAAATTGATTGTTTAGTGATATTATCGATCTGTTCTGCTGCATAGTTTTATGGTCAATAGAAAAGATACCATCATTTGTATCAGAAATTAAATCTAGCTTAGCTTTCCATAAGATACGAATTTCATCATCTTCGTACAGGAGTTTCTTTTTTACTACTTCAACTTCTAGAGGAACCCAATGATCGTTCTTATAATAATCGAAGTATTGTTCACATGTTTCTAGTGCCCATTTATATCCAATCCTTTTTGGATCTTTTTCATTGTCTACTGGAGTATTAAAGACACCAGGATATTCATTTGGTTGATGTCCACATCTCGGCTTAAATATTTCACCTAATCCATCACAATCGGGGCAGATATCAAGTATACTTTTCTCAATACCTTTGCAGGTAGAGCATGAATGAGGTTCAAATTCTGCACAATGCCTACATCCTTGGGCATACATTAATCCTGCTGTCAAGCCGGAGGATCGAGCTTGAGATTTAGAGAATCCTTTAATTATCTCACCGTAGTATATTTCCTTTACTTTATGAACTATGCTACCTACTTCTATTGAGTTGGGTTTACCATTTATGGATTGAAAATGATGATTAAATCTTAGATCAATTAATCTACCACAAGCCATAAGGGTAGTGAGAAGAGTCGCATCTAGAATTATGCTTATCCTTTTGATTAGGACTTCCATTTTGTAGTGTATGTTTCTCTCTACTTGGTTTTGTGCATTAATCCTAGATCTTTTTCTAAAGTATCGATTCTATTTTCTAGAATTTCAAGGTATATTAATAGTTTATTATGGAATTGCCTTTCTGCATCTTCAATTTTTATGGTAGTTGTTTTGATAAGAAAATATTCGTCCTTCTTTAGTTTACTTGCATCCTGAACTAATTTCTCTGCTAGCAAATCTCTTAATTTAGAATTAGTCATAATTAGAAAGAGGCCATCTTCTTTAGTTTACTTGCATCCTGAACTAATTTCTCTGCTAATTCCTTAACTATATCAGTTTGATTCCATATAGGAGCTTCTCCCTTATTCATAGCTGCATGAAAGAAATTTCTTTTAGTTTCTATTATCTTTGCCAAATGTTCATCTACTGTTCCTGCCGCGGTTGTATATGTGCCATTTACTTGTGATGCTGTTTGACCTATTCTTATGAATCTTCCTTCCGCTTGTTCTTCATTAGCAGGATTCCATTGTCTTTCATGTAATACACAGTCACAACAGGACTGAAGATTTAATCCTTCTCCTGCTGCTAGTGTTGATGCTATGAGAATTGCCTTGTCAGTCGCGTTAAATAGCTCTTGTGTATCGAATCTCTTTGCTGATGATAATTCCGCCGTGAGTTTCATTACTTTTACGCCATTATCACTATGTTTCTCCCTAAGTTTTTGAAATAGTAATTCCCCAACATCCTTATGATGCACAAATACTACTATTTTCCGTCCAGTTTCCTTAACATGTTCATTGACAAACTCTACAGTAGCTGGAATCTTAGCTAGTCCCGTAATATGTCTCATTTTAGCTAATTTTGCCAATATATTAGTTTGTGTTACAAAACTATTTTCTTCCCCATTTATTACTTCATCATTATAAAATCTAACAAATTCACTAACTTTCTCATCATATTGAGTCTGAGAAACATCATCTAGCTCAGTGTAATGAAGTGTTCTATTTATTAATGGTAACTCTGACATTACTTCACTTCGTTCGCGTCTGATAGCTAGTTCACTTATGTATTCCTTGAATTTCTTAGGATTCCTTATTCCACCCTCTTTAGTCTTACCCCTAGTCCAATAATAATCAACCCATCTATCTAAATAGCCTTGATAGGATGGGAATTTCATTGCATTTAGCATGTTTAGGACTGTAAAGAACTCGCTACCCCTATTTTTCCAAGGAGTTCCACTTAAAGGAATAACATTATCTACTTGGGCTACTAATTGCCTAACTTCTTGCGTTCGTGCAGAGTCAGGATTCTTTATCTGTTGACATTCATCCAGTATGATGGTTTTGATTCCTACTTTGAAGAATTTCTCTTTATCAAAACGACGAAGTAAATCATATGATACTATGTAGCATTTTAATCCCGGTAGTAATGGATCTCTTGATGTGGATATTACTTGTGCAAGGAATGATGGACCAAGAAATCTAATAATCTCCTTGAACCATTGAAATTTAACACCAGATTTAACTACTACTAATACAGGCAAAGCCTCAGGATGATAGTTTAGATAAGCTAGCGGTTGAACTGTCTTACCTAAACCCATTTCATCAAATAGGGCTGCGCCTTTCTGTATAGTTAGTGCTTTCTCAATGAACTGTGCACCCTCTACTTGGAATGGAAATAGTTTATATGCTCCACATGTGGTGCAATGATTCTTATCCCATTCATGCTTGCAGCCATTATTCTTATGTTCAAATGTAGTAAATTCTTCATATGGAATGGCCTTTGGAATGATTTTGACTATAGTATGATAACATTCTAGGATTATAGTCTTAACTTTATCTCCCTTTTCATTAACAGAAGATGAGGTCATTAACTCTTTAGCAACTTTTCCACATTCAGAGCATTTCTCTTGTAGGCGAGTTATTCTTGATGGAATGTTTATAGCAGCATTCTCCCCTCTAGTTGGTTTATCTTCAAAAGCTAGAAGAGATTGCTGTAATTGGTCGTGTATGGTGGTCATTTTTGCTTTATATTATAGACAGGAAATTGCCAATAGCCATTGTTGTCTAATTTTCCATATCCAAAGGTCAATCCATCATCTATTCCTGTTGATGTATTAATCTTTCCCGTAAGTTTATATATAATAATGCCAATTAGATTGTCTATAGTCATTTTTCTGTTGCTTAACGGAAAATTCTATCTATTGCTTCAAATATTTTAGATCTAGTATCTCTATGCCATCCTCTAACATGATTACGAACTAATTCTAAAGTATCTGTACCAAATCCATATTTAGGATCAGTATTGATTGATGCTATTTCAATTAGTGCAGAAATCAAATTTGCAGCACTTAATTCTGTCTGCGATAGTTGTTTGGTCAAAGCTCCGCCTTATTTTGTCTATCTTAAACTTTATGTCATGAACTACCCGCCCAGCAAGACCAGTATCGCGATCCCGAGCGCCAGTGCAGCGCCGCCGGCAACAAGGATGAGCATTGCAAGTAGAAAGAATCCCATTGGTTTTTCTCCTTATCCGAAGATTCGTGGTTTTCGCTTACCCGAAGATGTCAACGATTGATTTTCATTGTGTGTTCTCCCTTTTCCTTCTATCAGTTTCCTTACGTGCTCTTTTACGTCTTTGTTGCATACGACGATTGCGGAATACGAGCATGTGCTGTGAATAATAATAATTTCTTATTCGTAGTTGTTCTATTTCTTTTGATAACTCCGGATGGGGTTGTAGTTTCATGGTTTATTCCCATTCTCTGAGAGGGGCTTTTAGGTCTGCATCGTTGACAATACTTAGGTAATCACCACAGCCTCCATAATGGTAGGTCCCTACAATTTCTAAAGAATTTTTGAGTTCAGTTATGCCTGGGCTAAGAGATCCTAGCCAACGGTCTGCATAATCTATAAGCTCGTTCATAGTTCTAAAATCACAATTATCCCAAGGAGAATCAACCTTTGTTTCTGGATATCTTGCAGGTTTATTGTTGTCCAGTAATCTAATCATTCTTTTGTAATTCTTTCAGCATTTCATATGCCTTATCAGGTTGCATGTTATTGGCAACACATAACATCTGCAAAGTATATTCCATGTTTCCACCGAGTAAATCTGAATATTTCTTGAGTTCTTTCTTATCAAACTTCTTCTTGTCTACTTTAGGTTTCCTAGTAGCTTTAGGAGGGAGTGGTGTATATGTTATATCTCTTGACTTTATTCTTTCTCGTTCATTGGTCCTTAGTTTATTAGCTAAATTGTTTAGATATTGTGTTTGACTTCTTATTTCTGAATTGATGCTTTCTCTTGTCTTGTTGTAAGCTTCGTTCACATCAAATAATATCTTACGCAAATGATTACGCACTTCAGTTACTCTGATAGACAATGCAAAATGCTTGCGTTCAATAGTATCATCAGCCTCAATCTCTTTTTCCATTTGAACTATTGAGGTAGTCTTAGCGTTGAATATATCTTCGCGCACTTTAGCAGTAGTATCTACCTGCATCTGATTTTCTTTGATGAACTTTTCTAGGCCAGCTGCGTCTAAATCTTCTTCATTTATTATTTTTGGCGGAACGTCTGTATACTGGAATAGTTCATTGCTAGAAATCATTAGTCGATTTTTTTCTATCATTAGTGAATCAGATACTCTATCATCAGTCTTATCATCCTTTCTACATTCCGTGCACATCTTGGTAGCTAGATAGATCTCTACCTCATTTAACTCATTACATATTTGGCAGATGTCTATCATTTAATTTTTGGAAGGCTCAGGAATAAATTCGATAGCCGAATGTAACATGTCTTGAACCATATCCCATTCCTCTATTGAAAACACTAGTTCACCATTTTTAGTAAAAGTAAAATTCTTTGCCTTTGCTGTGAACATGCGGCAATGAACATGGCCACCAAGCGTTTCATATCGAATGCGTATCACCATCTCAGCCTCCATTTAGTTATTCTGAATATTTCCTTTTATCATGTTCCATTTTCAATACACTAAATCTAACTATTAATCTGTCTAATGCTTCATTCAATTCTCTATTTAATTCCGTAACGGGAATTTGAGCTAAATGATCATGTGTAAATAAGTCAGTGTTCAGTGTTAGAGATAAAGAACCATCATGAAATTGGCCTTTGTCTGCTAGTTTAGTTACTATTCTACGTTTGGCTGTTACTTGCATTATTCAATTTCTGAATTTAAAAGATTCAGATCTTTTGATTTCCCATTTGGCCGTTATTTGCATAACTATATAACTTCTTTATCAAGGCTTCATCAAATGGAATTAATCGAATCTCAGTCCCCAACTTCTCTACTATAGAGTTACGCCTGGCAACTTCCATCTTTAATAGTTCTATAACTATCTGATATTCCAAATCGCGTGTTGGATTAACTATTCTCTTAATTCTAGTTATGATGTATGAACAATCTGAACATAGGATAATTTGGTTATCCTTTCTGTTAAATCCTTTGGAGCGTAGCTTATGACGCCTTAATTCTGATTTCCTGGTGCATCCTTGGCATGTTGTTGAGATTTTGCCTAGGCCGATACGGGGCCGAATCAGTGCCTTACGAGGGTCCGCCGCTTGTCTACCGAAGGTGGGAATCTGGCTAAGTCTCATTAGGTCACTCATTTGCGGTTTACCCCCCTCCCCATTTATAGCATACCACACCTCCGGGAGCTTGTCAAGTGTCCTCTCTAGGTGACACTATGGGTAGTAGGTTGTATAGTACTAAAAAAAAATAAAAAAAAGGAATACCCCCTACCTACCACTAGGTCCAGAGGGGTGGGGGTGCTAAATTGGGGGAGGGGGTGTTTTGGTAAGTGATTGATTCGGTTCGGGTTGGGCTGATTTCATCTCTCGATTGACCACCGATTGACCCCTGAGGGGTGTTGGATAGGGCCTGGTATGGGCTTGGTAAAATTTGCCGGCCCTGGAGGGCTAGAGAGGACTCATGAGGGTTGAATTGGAGATAGGGCCTGAGGCTTGCGAGGTTGGCCCAGGTTGAAAAGGGAAGGCTGGGCACGTAGTCTAGGGTTCGGCCCGAATAAGGTCGTTTAGGAGGGATGGCCTGTCCTATTCAGGTGACACTATCACTAGCGAATCTACTATCAAACAGACGAATAGCCCAGAGACTCTAGAATCCCTAGGCTATTCTAACTCAGTGACTCTTTAAATCTAGGCGGATACCTGAACTACATATGCGCCTAGTCTTGGCCTTGCTTAGGGGCCAAACTATTTCACAGGCAAATTCGCTACAGTTTTCTCTGCGACATCTGCGGGAACGCCTACGCGAATCATGTCTAGAACCATCCTGGCGCGAATCTGCTCCGGAGACACGGCCGACTTCTTGTATCCTGCAAAAGCCTTCTGATAGGCATTGTTCTTGGCTCGACTCTTCAGCTCGTCATTTACCATGTCGACGATCGCCCACTCTTCCTCCTTAAGGGTAGCTACTGCCTGAGCATCGTTCTTGCATTGGGCATAGTCATAAGATCCTGCAATAACTCTGATGTTCCCCTTGTCATCCTTGTGGAGTGGATGACCCTCTGGAACCTTGAAAGTAAATCCCCCCTTATGCTTAGTTCTTCCTTGTTCGTCGGTTCCTAGTGTCTCTTCGGTGACTGTGGTTCCTTCGGTCATGTTGACTCCCTGATATTGAAGGCGTAATTGCCTTATCCGATTCTTTTATCCTTGCTTGCTGTTTATCAAGTTCGCGTTTGAGTTCTCGAATTACAGAATCGTTACTTTGTCCTTTGTATGGCATCTCTCAATCCTAAATATCAGTATAGCATATTGCCGGAGAGATGTCAAGAGAAATCGACATTCAATTTTGGTAGTCCTTACTCCTTTCCCTCTTCCGGGTGAAAGAAATTGACTAGTTCATCCCAAGTCTCTTTTTCATCTTGAGTAAGGCATTGGTTGCCTAGATGTGATAGAATCGCCATAGCCGCTACTTCCGAGTCGGTCATTATTTTGGGACACTCCTTAACTTCGAGTTCAAACCAAGTCTGGCTCATTTTGTTATCCTTCCTTGTAATTCTACATCAATCATTTCATATTTTCTATATGATGTCAAGTCTTGTCAAGTATTCTCTGAAAAGTCTACTGAGGATTAGACTTTCCGGGGGATACTTCAATTGCTTCGCTTGGCGAGGTAGATTAGGGTGTTGATTAGCACTTCACTACCAATCTCATTGGGACTGTTCCATGTATGCTGTAGTAGCCATACGAAAGCGTAGCCATAACTATTGCGACGTTTTATTGTCATACATCTACCCTCGCGATCGACTTCATGTCAGGATATGTGACGTAACTCCCATTCACGCGGATGGGAATCGTGGCGCATGCTGGACAGTGATAGTTGAACATGGATAGGACATACTGATTGTCACAGATTGGGCATTGTGTTAGGGTCATTTTGAAGCCTTCAATCTTTTGATGGCCTTGTCCATCTGTTCTGTTAACCATACCATGTAATTGATGGTCTCTTGCTGTGTTGGTGTCATGACTACTCCCTCATGAGCGGTTGACTACTTGCACTGGCCTATGGTGATTCGATATAGCTTGTTCTGATAGCACCAGTCGCATAGCACATCGATATATCCTGCTGGCATCTTCCGCGGCTGGGCGTCCTTCTTGTGCATCTTGCAACTATGACATGTGTTAGTCATGTTCCAAACCTCCTGCCGAATCATGATGCAACTTGCATGCCATCCCATATTCATTGACCTTATGCTATTTCTTCGCCTATTTATGTGCAGGATTTGTAATTCAAGATAATGAAGTAATTAAATGCGCTCCTATCCT